CGTATTACAAGAAGTGGTCAAAGTGAACTGCGTGGCGACAGACATATCAAGCGTTGGCGTGGTACCAGAAAGTGCGCTTGTTGCTGTACCTGCGAACTGAGTTGCTTTAAGTTCATTAGGGAAAGTAGCGTTTGTATTGCTGTCTAGGGCTACAATGTTATTTGCAGAGACACCAATCACGATACCTGATAGCTTGGTTTCTTCGGCTGTAGTATATGAAGCAGTGGTTGCGTTCAATACGGCAGAGTAACCTTGGACCGTCGTACCGATTGCAGCAGGCTGTAAGGCGCTGTCAGCAGTCGTACCTTGTGCAGCCGTGGCATAATCAGTCGAGGCTGTGGTCGACGCTGTACCAAGACCGAGGTTTGTACGAGCAGTGCTTGCACTAGTCAAATCAGAGAGGTTATTCAGGGCTACAAGAGCACCAGACGTATCAAAGGCAGCAGCACTCCAAGCAGCACCAGAAGTACGTACATACAGTTGGTCTTCAGAGGAGGTGAAGTAAACAGCTCCTGTGATAAGAGCATCACCAACGTTATCGACTGTAGGAGCAGAAGCTTTAGCACCTAAGTAACGATCATCAAAGGAGTCGTAGCTAGTGGCAGCGTTATTCTCGGAGGTAAGGGCCGCAGCAGCACTATCAGCAGCAGCAGTAGCAGAACCCAAGATAGTGTCTACGTACGTCTTGGTAGTCGCGTCTGTACCTGTAGCAGGAGTTCCTGGACCAGTGATCTTAAAACCACCCATAGCAATGGCACCACTCATTGTGTCCCCTGCTTTATTGACTTTCAAGGAGTCAGCTGTATCTACATAAGTCTTAGTAGCTGCATCTTGAGCCAAAGTAGGATCACCTAGACCAGTAACCTTACTTGTACCCATATCAATGGCACCACTCATGGTACCTCCTGCTAAGTTAAGCTCTAAGGCATCAGCTGTATCTGTATACGTCTTTGTAGTTGCATCCTGAGCTAGGGTAGGGTCACCCAGTCCTGTAATCTTAGCTGTACCCATAGCAATGGCACCACTCATGGTACCTCCAGCTAGAGGGAGTTTAGTAGCAATACTGTTAGTTACTGTCGTGGAGAAATTAGCATCATCTCCCAGTGCAGCAGCAAGCTCATTAAGTGTATCTAGTGCCGCAGGAGCAGTGTCAATGACAGAAGCAACTTGAGTATCTACATAAGTCTTAGTAGCTGCATCTTGAGCTAAGGTAGGGTCACCTAGACCAGTAATCTTACTTGTACCCATAGCAATGGCACCACTCATGGTACCTCCAGCTAGGTTAAGCTTCAAGGCATCAGCGGTGTCTACATAAGTCTTAGTAGCTGCTTGTTGGTTAGTGGTCGGGTCCGAGACATTCTCAATAGGGGTATTTGTTACATCAAGAGTACCATTGACTGTTACATTAGTGAAAGAAGAAGAACCTGAAGCAGCGGTCACATTACCTGTAAGGTCACCAGTTACGTTACCTGTGAGAGGACCTTGGATGTCATCAATATATGCAACACCGTCGATGTACAGGTCTTTAAACTCAAGACTAGCGGCACCTAGGTCGATATCATCATCAGTGACAGGAACAATAGCCCCATCTTGAATACGAATCTGCTCAGTAGCTGCAGCCGCAACCTCTACAAAGACACCTACTCTATCGTTAATTGTATCCACTACTACTTTATTCTTAGCGTCACCATCCGATATAAGAGGAACGTAGCCACCTTCATCAGCTGTACCATCATGAGAGTGACCAGAGGTTTCATCAAAAGCAGACTCCAAGGCATCAAATTCCCCATCAATATCCGCAGCATTTGCCCTCTTACCTGAGGCAATGTTATTTACTATATCAACTCTGCTGTAACCAGTACCCATGTTTATTTCCTATCTTCCTCTGAGAACTCAACAAAAATTGTGTCGATGACGAACGGTGATGAGCTATTATTAAAGTCATATTGTATCGAAGCGGTGAATCCGGAACCTTGCAAGACAGTAGAAATCCTTGAAGAAGGATCGCCAGTACCCCAGTCAGATGAACCCCATTCAAAGTCATCCCAGAGTGGTGGCATTGCCGATGAGGATAGGACTTGGGGAGTTGGTTGAGGCTTTTTGTAGGTACCTTGGTCAATAGAAAGAGTTAGTGTGCCTTCAGTATCTGACTCTGACACAATAAATGTATCTACTTTGTAGAACGTCTTCCTTTTCAGTGTGTCTGTGAAAGAGATGTAAGGTGTCCAGAAAGAAGACTTAATAATCTCTCCATCAAAGTCTGGCCCCATCTCCATTCTGTAAACGTACTCTTCCTCTGCATCAATAGTTACGATATACTCTGCCCCATCGTAGACTTGGCTATCCGAAGCGTACACCTTGAGTTCCTTGAGTTCTCCCCACTGGAAAGACTGTGGGTTCTGAGGTTCGAACTGAGTGCCTAAGTAACCACCGCAGTTAACACGAGATAACCCTGAGGAGGTTCCTAGGACCCTGTACTGTGACTTACCTCGAACGACCATTGAGGAGTAGTTTTCGAAAGAGTTTAAGAAGTCAACTACGTCTGCTTGAATCTGAGAAGAAGCAATGAGATTAGAGAAGTCACCGAGACGATCAGTAGCCCCTAGGAGTCTAACACCATCAGCAGCTAGAAAGGCTACGTCTCCAGAGACCTGTTGTATCGTGTCTGTTCGCACACAACCAATCTTCTCAGAGACAGAGGTAAGGCTAAAGTCTGTTACAGAATCTCCATCGAGTACATGAATTTTATCAGAAGAAAAGATGAACAGCCTCTCTCTAAAGACAATCATACCTGTTACATCAGACTCTACCCTGAAATTACCAGCACCATCAGCTACAGAATAACTAGTCTCATCAAAAGGAACAGTGAATGTAATCAGACTACCTTTAGAGAAGAAGAGGTGGTCCTTAAACTCTATAACGTGACTAGCTCCTTGAATATCAGAAGAGCCTGTTAAGTTAACAAAGCTTGATTTATCCCAAGTCCAAGGGTAATTAACTCCATCTACCGCAACGATCTTTCTTGTGCCGTCGAAGTTAAAGATAGTAAATCTAGTCTTTGTTGTCTGTGTCCGACCTGTAGCAATCTCAGTCCAACCAGAACCAGAAGAAGAGTAGACCTTGCCTTCTCGGGGAACAAGTACGTCACCATCAAAGAAACCGACACCTAGTAATGGAGTAGCTGTGTCAGCAGATGGCACTACATTAGTATCAAACTTCTCATACCCATTGATACGACGAAGACCACCCTGAGTAGATGGTTCAAAGTTAATAAGATTAATAGCAGAACCTGGCACCTTCAAGCCGTGGTTTATATCACTAAGGTTTTTAATTAAACCGCCAGCTATCTCTATTGGGTATGTTTCCCAGCGAGTAGTCATTAAGAAACCCTCGTGAAGTAAGGAGTACTTACATTACGCATTACTCTTGTATCTCTTACGTACTCATACCTGTTGCTATAGTTCTTACGCATATTCTTCACACCTTGTTGAAGTTTAGACAAGGAACGATCAGCGGCTTCGTAGTCAGAACGGAACATATGGTTATAGTACATAGCACCATCTGTTACAACATGTCTGAAGTCATCAGGGAGAGTAGGTACATCGTCATAGGCTACTAGATCAACAGCCTTCTGGTAGTACTCGTACTCTAGGATATAAGCCTTATCAGGCACAGGATTTACTGTGTACTCTTGATTAGGTGTTTGTGTGATTGTACGTGGAATAGAACGGATACCAGTGTTAGTCGTGTTGTACTCATCGTCAATCTTAGAGTCCAAGTACACTTCGTAGTCTAACATAGCTAGACGGCGAGTAGTATTACCTAACGCAGCATCTCTCTTAATACGGAAACTATTGAAGTCTACCCACTTGGCATCAGTCTGATAAGCGTATCTAGCTGTCCCTACTGTAAGAGTCTCCTCGTATGAGACAAAGTTAAAGGGCCACTGAAATACATCTTGGTTGATAAACTGGATAGAGGAATTCACAGACTGCTTCATAGCTGAGTAGACGCCAACAACAGAACTGAAGTTGCTAGATGTAAGTTCTACTTCGTTTAGCCTTTGGGCTAGATCATTTGTTAGTTCAAGAAAATTCATCAAATACTTCCAATTATGTTGTTGCTAACCTAGACTCAATAAGGTTAAATCTCAAGCTAACTGATGTGTTGTTTACAGTAGTATCTGCTGTAAAATACAGAACAGAGTTTTCTCCTATAGGAAATGGAGGTGACGGGTTATACTCGAAGTGATTATCCAAGTCAGTATCCATACTAGTTCTGAATACCTCGTACTTAGAGTTGGACGCAAAAGATAGAACCCAACCCTTAATAGTCAGCCGAGGGGAACTACCACCTGATATCTTCAAAGCATTAATCATAAGCCCTGAAGCTAAGGTCGTATAACCTGACTGAGTAAAGAAGATGGCTTGCTGTGTGGTGCCCTCACCTGAAGGTACATGGGCTTGTACGGACGCATCAGAGGTAGCTGTGACTGTTAAAGCTCCTTCGTTAGCTTGGGATGTACCAGAGCGGTATAGAGCTACTCTGTTGATACCTAGCCATGTCGATGTTGTGATTACAGGAGTAGTGCCGTTAAGGAGTACAACCTCTGTCTGGGCTTCTCTATTAGCGTCTATTCCGTAGACAACTACACCGTGAGCACCAGTACCTGCATCAACGTCATTCACATCAGCTGAGACAAGACTTATGGTTGAGGCTGTAGAAAGGAATGTTCTTATACCACCATCAGAGACAATCATTTCAGTAGCAGCAGTATCAACGTCCTCGTTGTAACCCCACTTGTGGTAAAGTGTCTTACCTTGTCTAATACCTGTAGCTACTTCTTCAAAGTAGTCTGTAGGTCGTACTACAATTGCATCAAAGTCCTGGGCAAGAGTACCGTCGATAGGTGAATTGAGATCGGAGTAAGCCCCAAAGTGAGCTTGCAGTCTAAAATATGTCTGGTCTGAGGCTGAGGTATTTGTGAAAACTACTCTGTAATACTTACGAGTAATAGTAAATCTATGAGGAACATTAATCTGGTCAGTTCTGTAATACCTAGTTAGAGTACTATCTGTGTTAGTCCCATCTGGTGAAAACTGTATTGAGTACGTTCCATCTTGGTCTGTAGCGACTGAGACTACTATATCAGCAAACCCACTTACATCAACCCAAGCACCAGTGAATACAGAAGCAGCTGTAAGCAAAGTAGTTGAGGAGTTAGAGGTATCTGTAACATTAGACCCTTGAGAGGTCTCTCTTACAAACCCAGGTCTCTTAGTGTACAAAGTCATAGTACTTACTCAGTCCCTTAGTAGTAGTATATTAAGGTATATCACCCTAGGCAACCTTAAGCCTATTATAACATAATAATGAGGTCTTGTCAACCCCTAAAATGGAGGTAGGCCACCCCCGAAGGGATGACCCGTTAGTTTAGTTACGCGAGTTTATCACGGTCTACTTCATCAGCACCTTTAGTTGCTTCATTTACGTCTACGACGATAGCCCATACACGAGCAGAAGAACCAGCAGTTGTACCGGAGATTACTGTGACAGCATCAATAGTATCAGCAGCAGTTACGCCTAGAGTCTGAGTACCAAATTTGATGTCTCCAGCAGAACCAGCATCAACACTAGTAGCAGCCATGAAAGTTGTGGTGTCATCGGCAACAGCTACAGTAAATGTAGTAATGTCTTCGACAGCATCAATCAGAGTAACACCAGCGGCAAGTACGAGACTACCAGCTGGAACAGAAGGACCAACAACCGTAGCGGAAGCTGTACCCAGGTTTACAGTCTTTTCAACCATAAAGGCCTTAGACTTAAGAGAAGTTGAGAGAGCCATTTAGAAATCCTTTCAATAATATGACTAGTTTTACTTTAAGTAATGTATAACACGATTAAGATAGTCAGGGCAAGCCTCTATTTTAGATAGATGTATATTGCACATCCGACATAGAAGTCCACGTACCTTTCCAGTCTTATGGCAATGATCAACAACTAAACGTCCGTAGACATCTGAGGGTTCTTGAAAACACAACAAACACTGATTATTTTGCTCAGATACCATCTCGTTGTACTCCTCTAGTGTGAGGTTATACGTCTTTTCGAGATGAGACCTAAGCTTTCTCTCTTTCTCGCAATCTTTACAAGAAGTCTGAGCTTGGTACCCACCATAACTTGCTTTAGATTTATAACAAGAGAAGTGGTCTGGTTGTTTAAACTCCCCACAATTCTTACAAGAACGTGAAGCCCTTGACGGGTGGTCGTGGGGAGTTTTCTCAATCATATCAATACGTTACTAGGCAAGGTTATATTTCGCAGTTACAATACCTTCTGGACGCAGAATCTTACGACCATAGAGGTGCATACCACGAAGAATGTCAGCAAAGCTGTCAGGGTCACGGTATGTTTCTGTCTTGTTGATCTGCTCAGCCGTTGCAACAGCGGAGTCATGCCCAGCAACAATTACACCAAAGTTTGCGTTTTGGTTAGTGGTACCTGTAGTAGAGGAACCAGTACCAACACTTGGCAAGTTGTTAGAGACATAAACTCGGAAGCCATTCCAGTTAGACATTGCGAGACCGTTGCGAAGAGCACCAGAGTCACCGAAGTCAGCATTAAGAAAACGTGAGTCTTCGTCACACAGAACTTCCATCATTACAGGATCAATGACGATCCAACGACCTGACTTGTCAACATCCTGTTGGTCCATGAGACGACCCATACGGTTGATGAGCATCACAGGAGAAACATAAGCTGTTGGAAGTGCAGTAGCACCAGGCAAACGTGCAGCCACTGGGATAGCGTGATCACCAGCAGAGGCAGTTGTGATGTTACCAAAGTCACCCTTTTTCAACTTCATGCTCGTAAGCAATTCGTCTGTGCCAGCAGTAGCAACAGCTACCGTACCATTCACTTGGTCATTCACAGTGTCGGCCTTGCCGTGCAAAGCGGACTGCTTATAACCTGAAAGGTAACCGAGAACTTCTTGGTCATGCTGGTCTGCCAGGCGGTAGGCTGCTCGGCTTGTAGCAAGGTCCATGAAGTTAGCATGGCTGTGGGCTTCTTCAATGTCATCAATCTTGAAAGCATAGTAGTTAGCTTTGTCGATCACCAGTGAGAAGTCTTCGTCATCAAGGTCTTGTGCTTGAATCTGAGTACCACGCGCATAGGCGGATACACTTACTTCAGGCTCTTTGATAATGCGAACAGTATCACCTTGAGCAGCAATTTCACCGAAGTAGTCAGAGTTAGTGATGTCACCAACAACTGTTTTCTTACGGAAAGCAAGCTGAACTTTTTTAGAGTAGATTACGGAACTAAAGTTACCGTTTGGCAGGTTACCATGACCTGCTGCTGTTTGAAAAGCCATTTAAATTCTCCTTATATTGGCCTTGAATTTGGCTTAAACGATATAAAGAGGCTGGGTGTTTTCTAGGGTGCCTTGGGCATCAGACTGGCCAGAATGATACGGTAGGGGCCTGTACTTACTCAGGTGGTTCTTTGATTGTTTAGGCTTATAGTATAAACTACTTACTTAGTAGTCTATTAGTGAAACTAGTGGAGGGTTATCGTGCTCCACCAGTCATATCATAAACGAAGGTACCTGCTTGTTGAGCAGCAGAGATAGCAGCTTGTGCTTCCTCGAACTCAGCATCAGACATTTTATGTACATCAGACTCTCTAATGGTCT